AGTAGTGTACTACCAAGTAAAAATAACGTTTTTGAATAGAATCGAGAGACAAAATGAGGAATATGATTGTTTTTGCTTTGCTAACAATTGTGGCTGCAAGTCCTGTCTACAAAAGATGTTTCCAAGATGGAGCAATTGTCAGACAAGAGTACTCAAAAAATGCAGTTACTGAAGTCTGCTTAAAAGACGATGTTAGTATGATAAAAACAGAGGCTGAATACTTCAAGAATTCAACCGGCGTTTTTTCAAAAAACATAGCATACAGGAAATGGCTAGTTTCAGATTGGAATGAGTGCAGGCCACAAAAGTCAGCAAATGGACACATCAATGTGATTGAAGTTCAACCAGACCTATCTTTGCAAACTAACTCCTATGTCTGTGCTGCAACATGTGTTATCAGTATTGATAAAGAAACAGCACAGGTACGCCTTCAGACAGATACAACAAACCATTTTGAAATATCTGGCACAACTGTGAAATCTGGATGGTTTAAGAGCACTACATACCTAACCCTCGATCAGACTTGTGAACATTTGAAAATTTCATGTGGTTCAAAGTCTGTACAACTACATGCGTGCTTCAATCAGCATATGAGCTGTGTTAGATTTCTACATAGGACAATTCTACCAGGAAACATCGCAAATTCAATTTGTCAAAATATAGAAATAATCATACTGACTAGCCTAAGTCTTTTTATATTTTTATTCTTAACAATAATAAGTAAGACATATATATGTTATGTACTAATACCAATATTCATACCAATAGCTTACGTATATGGATTTATCTACAATAAATCATGTAAAAAATGCAAACTATGTGGACTGGTATATCACCCTTTTACAGAATGCGGCAGTCATTGTGTTTGTGGGGCAAAATATGACACATCTGACAGGATGAAAATGCATAGATCATCAGGATTATGTCCAGGGTATAAAAGCTTAAGGGCTGCAAGATCTATGTGCAAATCAAAAGGACCAGCTTCTATACTATCGTTATTGAGTGCAGTCTTGATCCTAACTTTTGTAACACCTATAACAGCCATATCACTTAAAGATGAAGAAAAAGAAACATACAAATTATCAGAATTACCTGATGATATGGTTAATTTGGAAACCAAGATTGACTTATACTTCCAAATGTGTCTAATAAATTATGCAACTACATGGGCTCTAATTTTCTGTGCATTAATAACTGCATGTTTATTCAAAAAGCTTCAACATAAGTTTCTTGATTATTATGCTGTCTATTGCCATGAATGTGACATGTATCATGAAAGACGAGGCCTGAAATACAATGGTGATTTCTCAAACAAATGCAGACAATGCACATGTGGACAGTATGAGGATGCTACTGGATTACTAACACATCGGAAATCATATAATTGCCTAGTACAATATAAAGCAAAATGGATGTTGAATTTCTTGATAACATATGCTATCTTAGTTATCATCAAAGACTCTGTAATGATTGTAGGTGCAAGCAATACAGATGTCAAGGATTGCTTGGACCAAGAAGAAATAACCTGGAATTGTACTGGACCCTTCTTGAATATGGGAAGATGCACAAGACCTCAAAAAAAGGAAAACTACGGAAATATAGCAACTCAACTGAAAGGCCTAGATGTGTTATCTGCTTTAGATATGCCAGCTGTAGGTAAAATACCAGAAGATATTGCTGGGGCATTGTCATACATCGAATCTAAAAAGACATATCATGAACAATTAACTTTAGAATTTGCAATGCTAACAAGGTATTGTGATTTCTATAAGCAATATGCTGACAATTCAGGCTACAGTCAGACAACATGGAGGGCATACATAAGATCTCATGACTTTGGGGTTTGTATAATGTACCCGAATCAACATTTTTGTAGGTGTGTAAAAATGGGGGAAAAATGTACAAGTTCAAATTGGGACTTTGCAAATCAAATGGCTAACTACTATAATGGGAAGCAAAATAGATTTAACAAAGATTTAAATTTAGCATTATATACCATGCATCATGCTTTTAGAGGAAGTACTAGTTATTTAATATCTAAAGTCCTCCATGAGAAAAAATATGACCAATTGACTAATCTTTTAACACAATTGAAGACAAAATATCCCGGTAATGCTTTATTGAAAGCACTGATAGACTACCAAATCTATTTAAAAAGCCTTAGTGAAATGTCTAGTTTTACACCTGACGAGCTCTGGGATGATCTGCAATATGTCCCAGCCCCAACATTTAAACCAAATCTCGGCAGAAGTGAAGACAATGAATACAAGTTTGACAAATCAAGAATAGTCGATCCACAAACTACATGTACCTCTTTGAAAGGAGTGAATTGCTTATCGCCAAGATCGCGAGCAAGTGTGAGTGATATTATAGCATGTGGACAAGCTACACAGCCAGCATTGTTTTATGTACCAAATGATAAAATCCACCAATCTAACACAGATCAGAATCAATATTGTATCGGTGATTCTCATTGCTTAACAAAATTCACGCCCATAACAGAAGAATTGTTGGCAGCTGTAAAAAAATCAAAATGTCAGGCTTTTGATTTAGACAATATTGTTAAAACTAGTCCATCAACTGGGGTTAGAAGCTGCTTGGTTAAAAAGTTTGGAAACTGCAACACTACAAACCAAGTATGGCCGATAACTATATGCTCTGACGATCAATATTATTATACAGACACGAAACAATCATATGACTCATATCAAGATATTGGACACTTCTGCCTATCTCCAAGGTGTTCAACAATCCGATATCCAGTAAACCCAAAACATCTATCTGCATGTACATGGACGGAAGAATATACACCAGTCGACAAAATTTCTGTGACAAATATTGAAGAAATAGAGCAATATAAAAAAGCTCTATTACAAAAATTGCAGACAGGGCTGAACATTTTCAAATACAGGAAGACAAGCAATCTACCACACATCAAGCCAATGTATAAATACATAACAGTTCAAGGAACAGAGACTGCTGAAGGCGTAGAAAATGCTTACATAGAATCTGAAATGCCTGCTTTGGCCGGTAGTTCTTCTGGATTTAAAGTTTTATCTAAAGAAGGTAATCATTTATTTGATGTTGTGGCCTATATAAAGTCTGCATCATATTCCTCAGTTTATAATAAATTATACAGTACAGGACCCACCTTAGGCATAAATGTAAAACATGATGAGAAATGCACAGGGCCATGTCCTGCAAACATTCCACATAAGACAGGTTGGTTAACTTTTGCTAGAGAGAGAACAAGCACCTGGGGATGTGAAGAATATGGATGCTTGGCAATTAGTGATGGATGTGTTTTTGGTTCCTGTCAAGATATAATTAAACCTGAGATGACTGTTTATAGGAAGCAAACAGATGAAATTGTCACCGTAGAATTATGTTTAACTTTTGTGGACAAAACTTATTGCACTGAATTGAATGCTGTAACACCTATAATATCAGACTTATTTGAGGTACAATTCAAAACAGTAGAAAGTTACAGTTTACCCAAAATAGTTGCAATTAAAAATCATCAAATTTTTGTAGGCCAAATCAATGACATTGGAACTTATTCAAAAGGCTGCGGAAATGTGCAGGTATTTAATGGAACAAATTATGGTTCAGGAACCCCCAGATTTGACTATCTATGCCATCTGGCAAGCAGAAAAGAAGTCATAATGAGGAAGTGTTTTGACAATGATTACCAAGCATGTAAGTTTTTACAACAACCCTCAAGTTTTAGACTTGAGGAAGAGGGAGAAACCGTAACAATAATTGATTACAAAAAAATATTGGGGACAATAAAGATGAAAGCAATTTTCGGGGACGTAAAATATAAAACTTTTAGTGAAAAAGTGGATATAAATGCTGAAGGTGTCTGCGCAGGGTGCATCAATTGTTTTGAGAGTATTAACTGTGAGTTCACAATCCACAGCACTGTTGAAACAAGTTGTCCTTTAGTAGCAGATTGTCAATTGTTCCATGACAGGTTACTTATAACACCAAATGAACACAAATATGCTATAAAAGCTATTTGCAAAGATAAACCTTCAAACACTTTGAGATTTAGTATCTGCAACACAAAGGTTGAAGCAACAGTCACTATAATAGATGCAAAACCTATATTGGAGCTTGCCCCTGTAGATCAAACAGCATATATTAAGGAGAAAGATGAAAGGTGCAAAACATGGCTTTGTAGAGTGAAAGATGAAGGTGTGGCAGTTCTATTGGAGCCATTTAAGAACTTGTTTGGTTCATATATAGGGATATTTTATGGAATAATTCTTGTCGTCTTAGCTATACTAGTTTGTATATATATCGTCTTGCCAGTATGCTTTAAAATTAAAGACACTCTAAAGAAGCACGAGGATGCTTACAAAAGAGAAATGAAAATAAGGTAAAGATAGCATGGAATTTTGAAGAATTAAAATTAGTTTTATTTAAAGAAGGGGATGGGGGGGACAATATAGACAGCTGATTTTACAAACATTTAGATTTACTTGGTAGCACACTACT